TTAAGGAAATGGGCTTTGAAGGGGATATTCTTTCAGTCTCAGTTTCAAACCTTGATAAGACTTTAGCATACTTTGACTTCACTGACCCTACTGTAATTGACGGTTCAAAAGTAAAGGCAAAAGTTGGACTTGGTGGGACACTTGTTGGTAAGCCAATTCAATTAACCAAACTAGCAAAACGATAAATAACACTAGCCTACCTGTAAAAAGGTGGGCTTTTAAACGTAAGTATTATAGGGGAGGTGTTCACATGAAAAAGGTAGAAATGCACGTACCAAACAAATCGTATAACGGTTTTTACGGTGGAGTCGCGTTTTCAAATGGCGTTGGAATCTTTACTGATATTGCTGTAGCTGAGGACCTTGCTAACCGTTACGGATACGAAATCGTACCTGTTGGTGAAGAAGTAAAAGTCGCTGCTGCTGAGGAAGTTAAAGAGGTTGCTGAAAAACCAGCACCTAAGAAACGCACACGCAAAGCTAAGGCTGGTGAATAATAAATGGAACTATTAGAAATTCAGAACTACATTAAGGCTAACGTTTTCTATCATGAGAAATGGGACGAGATTGACGATGCAACAAAGCAAGTAGTTATCAATAACTGTGAAGCGATCTTATATCGTGAGTTACCTCACCACTTCAATGATGCGAAACCGATTCCGATTGACGTAATGGTTGAACAGTGTTTACACATCTTAGAGTTTGATGATAGCCACCGGAGGGCTGAAATGGGTGTTTCCTACTTCATGGCATCCGGGCTTTATGTATCATTTGACAAAAAGTTCGCTGACCGTTCTATCGCTAAAACCATATTGCACCGATATCCAAGACGGAAGTTCGGCAGATACGTAACTAGCAAATCAGACACGAATAGAAGGTTTTAGTCATGATTCCATTAAATCAGAAAGTTAACATTATATTTTCAGATATGGGGCATGACGAGTGGGGGATACCTGTATTATCCCCTCATTTCAAGACCTATAAAGTAAGACTGGATTTCAACTCAAACGCCAAGATCATACAGTCAGAGGATGGGAAAGACTACATCTTTTCGGCAACCATTTACTTTAAAGGTGCTGTTCCTCTAACTTATGAAGATTTTATCGAGTATGATTCCGGGCTTAATGGTTTGGTCAAAGTAAACCCAAAAGCTATATTCCCGATTACTGACCTGTCAGGTAAGGTAACTTACACGAAGGTGACTGTCTAATGGGTAGCATAAAAATAAGAGGGTTGAACAAAGGAACTAAACAGATTATGAAAGCCGTGGAGAAATCCACTTACAATGCAATGGCTAAATCAATGAAGGACCTGGAGAGGGTTGCAAGTGAAACAACTCCTTATGAAGAGGGCGACTTGGAAATGGGTGGCTTTCATGGAGTTGATAAGCAATCTGATGGGGTTATGGGCTGGGTTGGCTTTGAAGCTTGGCAGGACAATCCAAACCGTTCATATGACTTTAACTATGCTATCTGGATTCACGAAGAGACTTACAATCTAGGAGAGGGTTCACAACAGAAGGGTGCTGGTTCTGGTATATCCGGGAAAAGTTATCCTGTTGGGAACAAGTACTTGACTAGACCACTTGAAGGTGAAGCACCAGCATATCGTGAGATCATTAAACAAGATGTTAAACGGGCATTGAGAAATATTTAGGAGGTGATTAAGTGGTATCGCTGATTGACATTGTAAGAATGTTAGAAAGCGAACTTCCAGAATTGAATACGTACCCTTTGGAATATCCTCTTAATTCACCGAACAATGCGGTGCTGGTGGATATGCAAAGTAACAATCCTGCATCTGCGGGCTTATTTGCGTTGAACGTACAATTCAAGGTTCGTGAAACTCACCCCTCAAAAGGTGAAGCTACAAGTTATCAAATTAAAAATGTATTAGACCATAGAACAGATATTCAATTGGGAGGCTTACAGGTAGTTCTAGTTCAATCGGTTAACCCCGTGCCTTTATTCATGGGGAAAGATAGCAACGGCAATTACCTGTATTCAAACAATTTTAGATTCTTAATGAATGAGGGAGGAAACAAATAATGGCAACTGGTCAAAAAATCGCTGGTGCTAGTGTACTAGTAAAAACAGGAACTCCTGCTGCTGTAGTTGGCGGACAAACAGGTGCGACTATCAATAGGTCAATGAGTGTTATTGAAACAACTGACAAAACTTCCAATGGCTGGATTACAAAAATTGGCGGAAATAAAGAATGGTCAACAGAATTAGAGGCGTTTATGTGCGTGGGCGATGCTGCTTTCACTGCACTTAACACATCTTTCAAAAACCGTACACCAGTAGACGTTGAGGTAGCTGTCGGTGGAATTACTTTCAAGGGTAAAGCTTTAATCAGCGATTTCCCAATAGAACTTCCTGCCGATGACGCGGTAACATTTTCCATTACGTTGGAAGGCGATGGAGAACTAGCTGAAACTCCAATCGTTTAATTAACACATTAACTTAACTTAACTTAACTTACTCTAACTTACTTTAATATCAGGGGGAAAACAAAATGGCAAACGCTAAAGGCGAAGTAAAAATCATGTTAGACAAAGAAAGAACATTAAAGTTTACACTTAACACACTTATCGAGGTCGAGGACAAATTAGGTCATTCGCTGGCTGATCTTGGCGACAAGATTTCAATTCGTTCAATGAGAACTTTGTTAACTGCTGGTTTACGCCACGAAGACAAAGAACTCACTGAGGAATTTGTCGGTGAGTATATTTCAATGGAGAACATGGCTGAGGTTCAAGAGGCTTTAGGCGATGCTATCGGTGGTTCACCAAAAAACTAAATTGGCGGGAAGTGAAACTGCGAGGGTATGGGCTTTTGGGCCTTATGCCTGACCAGCTATTTTCACTAACCCTGCCTCAGTATTTTGATATGGTTAACGCCAAATTGAATCACATGTACATGGCAGAAGATAAAGAAATGGAACGTACTGCATGGTCAACCTCTTTGCTTATGAGTGCCACTGGCAACTACGGCAAGAAGGGAATTGAACCTAAGGATTTATACACACGTCAGTATGACGAAGAGGGTAATCCTATTGAGTCTGCTAATAAGCAAACTGCATTTACACCGATTGATAGAGAACTAAAAGAAAGTAAGCTGAATGAGTTGATTGCAAAATTTAATAAGGAATAAGTGGGGTGGGCAAAGTTGAATATTTCTTCTTTGTTCACTCCATTTTTCTGTATAAAGGGATGGTGAAGAAATGGCAACTTTAGCTGATATTCTCGTTACGTTAACGCTGGATACAAAGGATTTCACTAGAAAGTTACAAGATGTTGGGCAGGAACTTAACAACTTTAAAAACCACGTTAAACAGACCACTCAAAACATGAGTACTGAGTTCACTAAGAATACAGGCAAAATGGTGGAACATATGAACAGTCTCAGTACGACCACTGAAAGCACTGGTAAGAAAATGTCCACCAGCATGGAAACGGTCAACAAATCAGTAAAGAAAGTTAGTCAGAACTCCAAGACATTAAGCCGGGAATTAGGGGCTGACTTCGGAGATACCTACCGGGTTTTAAGTGCTGCCTCAAAAGAGTTCGAACGTTTTGGTAGCGTGGGGAATCGGGTGTCAATGCAAGTCTCTGAGGAATTCAGATATTTACCTAAGCACTTGCAAAGGTATGTTCAGAAACTTCAAGAGGCTGGGAAGTCCACTACTGCTTTCGGGAAACTGAATGAGAAGTATGGTCAGAGGCAATTGGAATCTCTGAAACGTTCCAATGACTTCATGCTGGAAAGAACGAAACAGTCAACAGCAATGATTAAAGCATTGAAAGACCAGAACATAATGCCACTTTCACAACAGTTCTTGAAGCTGGGTGAAAGGCTGGAAGACACGGCTAAAAAAGGTACGGCATTGAATCTAGCATTGAAACAATTACCTACTGGAAATATGAAAGAGATTCAAGATCGTGTCAAGCTAATCAACCAAGGCTTAATGCGAATGACTTCCCTTCAAATGTATGGAGGTATCGCTGCAGGTCTGATGGTTTACGGAATGATTAAACTATCAAATCACGTTGACGGTAGGTTAATACCCGCATTTGAGAAATTGAAGTCGGTATGGGCTGATGCTTTAACCCCATTCATAAAAGCATTTACCACCTTTGCCCTTTGGGTAATGAACGGTGCTATTGCTTTGGGGGAAATAGCTAAGAAGTTTGCCGAAGTCCATCCTCAACTATCACAAATGGCGTGGGGATTCCTTGCTATCACGATTGCTTTGATTCCACTGTTAGCACCTTTGGCTATAGCTATTGGACTCACTGACGGATTGGCTGCTGCTTTCACATTACTGTGGGCATCCATTTCACCGTTTGTTCTTGGATTCCTTGCGGTGGCTGGTGTAGCTGTTCTAGTTGCGGCAGCGATTGTTACTGTGGTGGCTGTGATTAACAACCTATGGAAAGCAAGTGAGGCGTTCAGGGAGGCGTGGATTGCGGTCTGGAACGGTGTTAAGGAGGCGTTCGTTAACTCCTTTGTTCTTCCGGTTCAAACAGCATGGAACAACTTGAAAACTGCCTTTGCTGAATTGATAGCAACCTTCACAGGTGGGCAAGGAACAATGGCTAACCTATGGACATTCCTTGGAGATCATATCGCGGTGATTGTTACGGCAATTGCTAGTGTGGTTCTTCCTATCCTTCAAGGTGCTTTTTCAATCTTTGGTCAAATTGTTGTCGGAATCATTAACGGAGTCATTGCCGTGATTGGTTGGATGGGTGATATGTGGACACAGCACGGTACTCAAATATCTGCCACTTGTGCGATTATTTGGGCTGTAATTATGACTGCTTTCAATGCTGTCAAGGCGTATATCCTGTCAATCATGCCACAAATCAGTTCTCTTATCTCTAGCACTTTTGAGTTAATTAAGACGATTATTGATTTTACCATGAAGTACAT